ATATTCCACGTTTACGGCCTGGTGTCCGTCTGCCATGATCTCATCGCCCAAAATGTCGGCACGTACCAACAACTTAGCCGTAATATCCACTTGGTATGTAAGTTCGGCGGTATATTTGCCTTGCTTCTTTAGCAACTTCACGATATACGCTTTCTTACTCTTAATCTTGGCGGCTATCTTCTTGTTGTCTTCCTCTGTGGATGGCTCCGGCAAAGTCTGGCTAACTGGCAATGGGTCGGCGGTCTTTGGCTGTGCCTTGTCGCTGTAACCTCGCTTCTTGCCCTTGGTCTTCAGGTAGAAGATAATAGCCGTTGTGTCGTTGGCGTTAATCGACTGCATCAACTTGCTTTCAACAAAATCTACCTGCGTCTCGGTGATCTCGTCCACTTTCTCTTTAAACTCTGGGTCGGCGTTGTACCATCGGTAATAAGTACTGCGCCCTATGCCTATCGCCTCGCACGCTGTGGCTATGATGCCGTAGCCCTGCGCCAAGGCCCCCAAAAACTTTTGTTTCTTTTCTTCCATGCTGCGTTACTTTTCAAATGAGCGGATGCCGTCGAAGTAGTCTTTGTAAAATTCAAACAGTCCTTTATCAACTGTTATACTTCCCTGCTCCGTTCTTGGGTTAGTGTTAATGTTTGCGCTTGTCTGTATGCCGAAATAAAAGCCCTCATCGTAGTTGCACCCTGCGTATATCTTGCTGTGGTTCTTGAATACTGCGGCACGTCCTGCCTCTGGGTGTTCCTGATAGAACTTTTGCACCATCTGCCACTCAATCTTATAGCTGCCCGGGAATATCTCGCCCAAATACATATCAAGTTTCTTAATGCGCCCTTGCTCGTACCATTGTCGTACCTGCAAAATATCCTCTGCCGCCATGCACCATGTAGATAACAAACAATAGTCCAAATCATGCTGATTAAGCACCACTTTCAGGTAAC